TAGAAGTCTGGGAGTGGAATAAGTGTAAAGACCCGCCGGGCTCCCGTAGCAAACGGTTCAAGTGGAGAGCAAAACGGTGGGAAGTGAAACTGGAATCAGGATGGTTGGTGCTTCACGAGCTAGACTAGGAATCTAGTAGGATTCTGCTGGAATCTAATAGGATTCTGCTGGAATCTAGTAGGGTTCTACTAGATTCCCGGCTTGCCTCTGCGATGGGATTGTTTGTATGGAAACCGTTCGTTTAGCACCCTCTGCCGCTTTTCACACCCCCTACATGGCTTTTTGATACCAATACGCTTGGCTATCTCGGCGATGGTATCTCCCAGGCCCCGATGTGAGGATTGTTTCTCTCCGTCTGTTTTCATTCCTCTTCCCTCCAAGGTTTGCTAGAATCTATTCATGTAAGGCAACTCCGAAGGCCAAGCAATTTTCCAGCCTAGCGGGTCTTCTGGAGTTGGGAAAGCGACACACTCCTGCAAGTGGCCGACAATGCCGGTCATCTTCGATTCCACTCCGAGTTGCGCAGCCCGTTCTCGAAATAACGTACATTCGCATTTAACTTGAGTACCACCGGCCGCTCCGCCGTATTCGCCACGCCTAAACTTTTCGTATGCTTTTGGGCCGTCTTTTGCTATTCTCTCCCCAACCTCTTTCCATGCGGCTTCATCTCGTCTGAACCAGGGAAACTTCATCCGGCGCAGGAGTTTGGCGCTTATCCGGCAACACTGACAGCCGAACTTTCCATTGCCGTAATGAGTAGTTTTGGCTTCCCGCCCGATCGACCCACAGTAAAGCAAATCGCCTGGGGTGCTGAGTATTTCATTCGTTGCAATCACCGGGACCGTATCCCCATCAACCA